GGTGGATTGGTCGGAGAGCTAAACTCTCTCGCGGAAACCACAGGCGCAGACCCGACGCTAACGATTGCCCTCGCTGCTATCGCTGTGCTTGGAGGCGGGACTGCGTGGAAGTTCTACCGCCAGTTCTCCGAGCAGAAGCACGAGCAGAAGATGGAGCAGATGAAGCTGGAGGCCAAAGCCAAAGGGATGGAAGGTCAGTCTCCTGGTCCGTGCCAAACAGTGCATGCGCAACTCAAGGCAGAGGTTGAAGAGCTCCGATCAAAAGTAGATAAAGTGGACAGGCGCACGGCAGTCAACGCAGACTTCGATGGTGACGATGCAGACCGTCGTATCCGTAGGCTTGAGAAGTGGCGGAAGGCGCTCGAAGAAGACGAGGATGATGCGTAAAGCATTACTGGTTGGACTCCTCCTCTTTCCCAGACCTACCTTCGGGGAAGGGGAGGGTCGCTGGCGCCTGCCTGTCGGGGACCACTACTCGGTGATGGACTCTCCGATAGAGAGCGGACTCCGCGCATCCATGGGCTACTCTCCGAGTCTCGTACACGGTAACTTCAGATACCAGACAAGCCTCGGCGAACGGTTCTTCCTGGGAGGGGACGTTCCTGTTCGGTACACCGACGGGTACTTTGCAGGCGTTGTCAGTCCCAGGGTATCTCTTGGTACGATGTACAAGAACGGTGTGATTAGGGGCGGGCTGCTCCTACCTTCTGGGCATTCGCTCAAAGGACCTGCGCCGTGGGCGGCAGAAGGCGAGGTGACGTTTGGAAGCTTTGGCGCTAAAGCAGGTGCTGCGGTAGCATTCGGTGGAACGTATCGACCAAGAGACCCGGCGTTTCAGGTAAAGGCAGGTGCGTACTTCGGTCCTGTATCCCTTGAAGTTGCGAGAGAGTTTGGGGAGCGGTCTCCCTTCGAGTTGATTCTTGGGGCTCGTGTAGGCATGCTCTTGCCATCCATTGCTGTTGGAGTTGGCGAGAATGGCCCAGCTATCAGGGGCCTGCTGTCTATTGCAGTCAACCGAAAGGAAGAAGTAGAAAGCCCAGAGCCAATCGTGCTTGCTACGCCCCCACCGCCCGAGCCGCAGGTCGTAAGCATTCCTGACTCGGTGTTCGCAAACCTTGGTCAGGTAGCTGATGTGTTGATGCAGCGACCCGAGATACTTGAGGTACGGGTTGAGGTTCACACAGAAGAGACAGGCACGGGGATAGAGCTCGCCGTCCAAGACTACCTGGAGAGCAAGGGGGTTGACCCCGAAAGAACGAAGGTGGAACTGGTCTCTCCGTCAGAGAACAAATGGATCGACATCGTTATCGTTCGCGTACGTGAGACATAAGAAAACCCCGACCCTGCGCTTGCAACAGGACCGGGGCTTCTTTGGTTATGAACCTATGCCCAGATCAAAACCGCGACTTCTTTCACACCTGTCGCGTTACCTGTCAAGGTAACAGTCAAAGTACCACCAGCGATAGCAGCGCTTTGGACTTCACCGTTGCCGTCGTCTTCGATTGTCGTGGCGAGGACGGGGAACCCGTTGAGGTTCGCAAGTCCCTGCATACGGGCGGTAGATGTGTTGTTACCCGTCTCAACGCGAGCAACCAGGGGAGCACCTGGGGAAGCTTGAGAAGGTTGAAGAACATACGCACCATCGCTGGCATCGACACTAACTACGCGACCGACCTGGATCTGGAAGCGGAAGGGGTCGTTGTCGACAACGACAGCGGGCTGCGTCAAGATGACATTACCTGCTGTATCTGCGAGGTACACAGCCTTACCCACGTGCGAGCCAGAGGTGTTCACGCCAGTGATGAGCTTCCAGGGAAGCGCGACCGGGGTGATGTCTCCGCTGGCAGCAGCGTAGTCTGCGACGTAGAAAGGACCACGACACTTGGTGATGTCGTTTGCGTCAGCCTTGGCGACAGACAGCACGTTCGAGGGCGAGTGGATACCCGTCACAACGAGGATGTCGTTAGCTGCGATAGCTTCCGAGCAGTGAACCTTGACGGCTTGTGCGCGGGCTTTGTTAATACCGGCCTGGACTTGGCCTTGTTTAACTGAAGGGATAAGTGCCATTTTACATACTCCTACGGAGTGTTTACAGGTTACATTGGCGCGAGGCGATATGCCTCCTGTCAAAAGTATCAGCCGTGCGGTAGAATGCAAGAGGAGATGCAATGGATCTCGAACTTCTTGAATCGCTCACAGAGTATGGTGTCCTGGGTATGTGGACAGTTTCTCTTTTGTGGAGAGATGTCTCACTAACCAAGCGCCTGAACGAGCAGCAGGAGAAGTTCCAAGCACAGCTAGATCGCATCGACGAGAAGGCTGATGAGAAAGAGGATGCGCTACGAGACCGCTACGACAGCGTCATCAACAGTCAGAATGAGCAGCGAGAGAAGTTGGTAGCTGATGTCATCGTCCGACTCGAACGGATCGAGGAAGTCTCGAAGGCTTCGTCTGACAAAGTAGAAGAAGGATTGTCGGCTATGAAAGAGAGATACGCAGAGGAGCGTGCCCTCGCTCGCTTGAAAAACCAGTAGCATGTTACACTGATATCGCCGAGGTAACTGATGCCGACATACACTCTTACAATCCAATGCCCTAACCCCGCGATCAGGCGCGTTAACATGGCAGCTCAAGCTGTCCGCAGCGCTTATATCCTGGGTGAAATCTGCGTGACTACTGACGGTAGCCGCTCTTCCGAGAGCGCCTCGTTCCTTGTCGACTGCGCTGAAGAAGACTACCCCGCCTTCGCAGCAGCACTCCAAGGTTCAGGGTGCCGACTACTGAACGAGTCTTATGAGGTTGCCGAGGTTGTCGAAGCTATTGAGGAGGAAGAGGAAGAAGTCGAAGTAGACTTGAGTGTCCTCGACCTATCGATTGGTAAGCTCGGTGAAGCACTCGCCACTGGCGACTATGACGATCAACTTGACGCACTACTCGCTGCTGAAGAAGCAGGCAAGACCCGCAAGGGTGCAGTCGCTGCACTGAAAGCACGGATGGAGAGTCTCTAATGGCTGACCCAGATAAGATGGCGGCTTTGCAGAAGCACCTCGAAGAGTTGCAGAATGAACCCACCAAGGTTCTTGCTGAACGCTACGGACTGACTCCGTCTGACTTGACTACAACAGAGCGCGTAATCCAGAACATCTTCAAGGTGCTGGACCCCGGCTCCATAAGCGCGAAGGTTTCGGGGACGTCACCAGTCGACACGTACGGAGGAGCTGCGTCGTTCAAGAAGGCTAGAAGCCTGCGCCAAGGAGACCAGTCGGCGACAGAGATGATTGACGCCTTAAAGAAGAAAGAACGTCCTTCTTACGGAGACAAGTAGATGGCTGACATCATGAGCGACTACGACCAGCGCATCAATAAGGCCAAAGCTGATGCAGGGTACGAATCCTTCCAAGGTCATGGTGGATTGAAGCCCCCTCCTGGTATGACACCAGAGCAAGAGGCGCGGTGGCGTCAATCGGTCGAGGGTCGAGTCGATGAGTTGAGTGCGGCCAAAGCGAAAGAAGATGCAGAGCGTACGAAACAACGCGCCAAGGTCGCGGGTCAGGTCGCCGCTGAAACCGCAGTCGGATTCACACCTGCCGGTATTGCGATTGACGTGAAGGATCTTGTCAGCCTTGATGCTGGCCATGTCTATGCTCGCGTTCGTCCCCGGAGCGGACGTAATAAAGAGCGCAGCCAAAGCGCGTCGCAGACTCGAAGCAGTTCCTAAAAGAAAACTCGCCGAGGTTATCGAACAGAACCCAGAGAGACTTTCACAAGAAACACGTAGTGTGGTTTTCGAGGGAGCGCCCAAGCCCAAGAAGACGGAGACTCTTACTGACGTTGACATTGCCGAGGCTACGAAAGCGGCGGCTGATATCCGTGCCGGAAGACGGGTCTCTCCTGCACGAACGCGGAAAGCGGAGGTCTTGGAGACGGAAGAAGGTACGAGGTTGTTGCAGGAAGACGAAGCCTTCCGAGAAGCAATGGCCCGAGAAGCTCAAGAGGCTGCTTCCTCCCCGACGGCGCTACAAAGACGCGCCGCAAAAGAGAGCGGAGGTCCCGAGATGCCTCCGTATCAGGAGTATGCTCCTCCGCCAGCCCCTGCGAAGATTAGAACAGAGCCTGTGACCCAAGAAGAAATGGCGAGGCAGTCCGCTCTCTTGCGCGAGACTTTAGCAGAGAGTGCTCCCGTCGCGACTCGACCATTTCGCCCCCGACCTCTTACTTCCGAACCAAGAACCTTGAGAGAGAGGGAGGTGCTCCCAGAGCCTGTCTCGCAGGCCGTTACAGACCTGGCAGAGCCGTTGCCGATTGGATTGTCTGGTCCAAGGCGTACAAGTCTTGTAGACGACCCCGTCGGCGGGCTCGTCGAGGCCTCCCCATCAACCGGCAGGAGCCAAGTCAAAACTCTTGACGAGTTGGGTGAAGAAGCTGCTGGGAGAAGGGCTCTTCGAGAAAGGGTCGAGGCGCGTCGGACCGAAAAAGAGGCGACTCCTGCTAAAGAGGCGGCTCCGTCCGATGTGGCTGAAGCACCGCAAGAAGTAGCCCCCGATGTGGTATCCCCTAATCGGTCCGCGCTTCCTAAAGTGACCGCGCTACTCGACACCCCTGTAAGCGAGGTTGCGGGTCAAGCTAAAGAAGCGGCGGG